TGATATTGAAGAGCTCGTAGCCCTTAGCGACGGAACCGATGTTATCATCTCCGTAAGTGAGCAATTTCACGAACGGTCGGAACTCATCCGCCTTGGGATACAGCAGGAAGAACACAATGCGCATCAAAAGCGATCCGCAGATGCCATTCACGTGCACGGTCATGGGCACGCCGGAAATCCATCCGCCTTCTAGAAGGGTGATCATATCCCCATTAAAATTAATCAAGGGATAAACCAGATCACCGATTAGGGCTTCCATGATGGATAAATCATCCGGGGAATAATTCATCTCTCGGGCGAAATCAACTAAGATACGCAAAGCAGCAATTAAAAGCTGCGCGGGAAGTGTTTGGTCATACTTCGAATAGTCACCGGCTATAAGCCGATCTGTGCCAAAATACTGACTGTGCTTCATCAGCACTTCCCAGTCGGGTCCATGGCAATTGGAACCAACAGCACATTCGCTAAGTGCGGGATTTAGCTGCAATACACGCAGGACGGGCAAGAAATACTTTCGAGCTAAGAAAATCGTCGTAAAGGCGCTCGAATAAAAGATTCGGCACTTGCCTTTTGCGACGGGTAAAACCTCGTCCTTTGTGCATGCTTTTGCAATTCCGAACATGCGCTCGCCACGTTCAAGCTTGGCGCTAGCTTCTTTCAGCAAAGTTTGGGCTTCAGGTGTTAAACACCGTTGACCAATCGCGTCCATATCGACGATGAACTGCGACTTCTTTCCTGCAAACGGAAAACCTGCTGAGGTACTTAGAACCATCCCATCTATAAACTTCTTGCCTGGGATGCCGTTAATGTTGTCTTTGTCTGACAACGGAGTCTCACTGGAGTACTCCGGGGATTGCTTGATAATGGCGATAATATCACGCTTATAATCCGTAACGGCGCGTATCACAAGTTCTGGCTGAAAACTGCGACACGGGGTGCTAAGATTAGAGAGGCACTTCTGAAAAGGCTCCCACGCGGGCCGAATTTTGGGCGGTCCCCATTTGTTGGGGACACCGCAGACTTCTTCGATCGTTGAAGACATCATTGTCTTAACGACCTCAGTCGTTGGTTGCACCTTGCCTAGACACTTACCATAAAATGGAATACAAGCGTCCTTGGGCAAATAGCACAAGGGGCTATGGGGGTCGATCGGTCCATCAACCCAAATTGGCTTCTTCAAGAACTCAACTGGAAGCTCACCAAACTGCGTGGTGAGCGATACTCCTTCAACTTGCCTCAACTTCTGAATAGCGGCATT